CCAATGCTATGCTCTGTGATATGACCGTCTTTATACAGCTCATAAGTATCTCTACCTAAAGTTGTATTAGGCATCTTAACGATTGCCTTTAAACCAAAAGCATCTTCCACCAATTCCTTTGGCTTAGATACTGGTTTGTCTGTAGAGTGGTTAAACAAGTGCCAGATTCTATTCTTGCCTTGTGGGCCATTCTCTTTAATAGACTTCGTAAATGAGCCTGGCATGATTACATCGCCATCGCTATCTACATTACCAAACGCAGAATAGTAAACTTCAATAGTTCTTGTGTCATCAGACATATCGACTGGTACACCACTTACTGCTTTTTTGTTATAAAAATTACTCATATATATTTGTTTAAGCAATAAACACAGTACAACATCTACAGTTACAATTATTCATTGCACCTCCGTTTGCATCATGTGCGTATTGCATCTCAATTACTCCTCTATTTGGCGTATTCACAAGGAACGGCTGATTAATCGGTATTCTTACTCCTCCTGCATCTGGATTGGTTTGTCTATCCAATGTCCTATGCCAATCTCTGTACCTATTATTCTTAGCAGGATAATCTGCAGCCACCCATTGCTTTAGCAAAGGTATGTTAACAAATTTAACTGCACCCATCATACCAGCACTTAATGCTTGATGTGATTCCGTTCTTGCAATCAGCAGACTCCTTGTGTTGTTAATTTTACCTTCTTGTAGGTTTTTAATCGCAAGTGAATTAACCTCATTAAGACTCAAGTTATTTTCTTGTCCGTATCTAATAGAGGCGTTCAATATCTTTGTAATCTCATTCTTGGTAGTATTTTCAATTCCGTACATCTTAGTTCCGCTATAGGTTGTCCAATAAGACAACATAAAGGCCAACCATTCATCCATGATGTTCAGAGGGTCTAAATCTACTGATTCTTCTTTTTTATACTTGTCAAATATCTTTTGGTACGTCATGGCAGTATATCCACCAGTCGTCTCGTACAAAGTTCGTAAAATATTATTAATATTCTTTCCGTCAAATAATGCGTTCTGATTATTGACAGTTTGCTGTGCTCCATAATCCTTAACCAACTGAGCAGCCTTGTCAAAGTCAGATTGTAAAGCAGCCAATATTTTAGGCTGATACTCTCTTACTGATTTCCTTGCAATCTTTTGCTGCAAAGCGAACTGCTGAGAAGGAGTGACTATTTTAGCCATTACTTTACTGGTGGTATGTTATAATCTCCTTGTTGTTGAGCATCTCTTGGGTCTTGTAGCATAGTAAGCTCATCGATAGGTAAGTAACCTGCTGGGATAAAGATTTCATCCATAGCTGGGTCTTCAGAAGTATCATAACGCATAGCTGCTCTTTTCTCGTTAGGAGTAATCCACCAAGATTGAGATAAGATACCAGAAAGCTCCTTCATATCTTCTTGTAACTCTGGAAACACAGTAATATCGAAATCGATATAGTAGCCATTGCCAATTTCTGCTGCAAAGAATCTATTGAAAGCATCACGAAGTGCCACTAATTCTGGAAGTACTACTTGCGTAAGCATTTCCTTCTTAGCTTCTTTCATATTGTTATAAGTCTTGTTATCTGGGTCGTTAAATAGTGCAGAGTTTACACCGTACACATTACAAAGTTCTCTAAGGGTAACTTTCTCAGATTCTAAAAGCTGAAGGTCGATAGGGGATAATCCCATGTTAACCCAGCCTAATTTAGCACCAGCAATTAAAATCTTACCAGCGTTCTGAACGATTTGTCCTTGGCTCTTAGTTCCGTACTGATTGTAGAAATCTTCTTTTAACTTACCAGCTTCTTCTTGTCCAAAGTTATTAGACTCATCAGCATACAAGATACCTTTAGGGCCTTGATTCTGTAACATACCAACCGAAGTGTCCTTCGCATCGTTAGAACGCTGAACAGTTCTGTATGCAGCTTGTAATGGGCTTAATCCGTATAATTGGTTACCGTTAGTGTCAAAGTAAGGGTTGAAGTATTTTAGATGGATTACGTCTTTCGCATCTAAGAAATCCCATCCAACAAGTGTAAAAGAATAACCTTCAACCCCATTGATAGTACCATCAGAAATGATGGCCATGTATTGCGGAGGGAGCACGACTAATTCTTGAACCTTACCGCTTTCTAATCGGTTGGCCCAAACAAATGAATTGCCGCAAATAAGTTTATAACCAATAACGCTTTCAATAAACTCAGAAAGAGATTGATAAGGATTTGGTTTTTCTAATAAATCGTTCAATGGGGAATCTGCAATCTCGCTAATAGCCTTCACTCTTATCAACTCAGCTTTAGCCAAGTCTTGAGTAGTAGTCGAGTTTTTAGTCATCGAGGTATAGCGGTTAAGTGACTTCTTATCCTTAACCTTGTAAACGTAAAATGGAACAGTAGATACAGTTTTTGATATACGCTTAATGATGGCGTACACCTCACTATTGTTTTCGTAGTCAAGTACAAATTTTCTTTGGTTAAGTTCTGGATATAAAGTTCTTCCAGCAAGTAATCCTCCAAAATCGGCAAATGGACTGGTAACTTGTATCATTCCATTAGGAGCTTGTGCCTTTTGTTGAAAAGGGTTAATGGCTCCGAATATGTCAGTTAATTTCACGCTATATGATATTTTTACAAAAGTAACAAATTTTTAGCCTATACTACCCAGCCTCTTTTTGGTTTGGCAAATTTTGAGTATATGGCATACCTCATGGCATCCATCAAGTGGTCTCTAAACTTAACTGGTTCATCCAACGTATTGCCATCGTTATCAGTTTTCCATTTATAGTTTTTAAACTCATCCAACAAATCTAACGAATCGCTTTTAACTATCAACGGAAATGACTTTACCTTGTTGATACCAGCAAAAACATCTTTAACAGCCGATTTAAGGCTAAATCCAGCCTTATTAATCTCAGCTATGGTCTTAGGCTCAGCAGCATCAGCAAATATCTCTGTACGCTTATCAAAGCCAAAAGACTTTAGCCTATCGATAAGTAGTGATGTAGACATTTTAGTTTCGTAGATGAGTTGCTCCACAAACATCTCGTTATCGAAGTGTTTGACACGAACCAATGCGGTTTGATTGTTGTAGCCAAAATCCAGTCCATAAAATATTTCCCCTCCTTCTGGGAAGTTTCGTCTGCGTTTCCAATGGGTATAAATAGTTGCTTCTGATATTGCTCTTTCTCCTAAACCATAAACTCTCCAATATTCATGGTCGGCATCCTTTAGTCTCTCAATCTCCTCCACCAAAGATTTCTCAAGGAATGGGTTGTCTTTGTAGGTAGTGATAGTAAAGTCAGCATCCTCCCTTGTAACCACCTTATCGTATATCCAAGAGTAGTAATCTGAAGGGTTATAGTCAATTACAATCTTTTCTGTGGTTCTTAGTGCTAATTGCATCCAAGATTCGTAGTTAACCTCGTTGGCCTCGTTAATAAACAGATAGTTTCTTTTACGACCTCTTATTTTTTGTGGCTGGTCTGTAGAGACAAACTCTACGGTATTGCCTCCTAAGAAGTAAAGATTTTCTGACTTGTTGTGCTTTTCTTCTGAGTATAGGCCATATTTCGACAGAATTTCTATAAAGTCTCTCATTACTGAGCCTTTTATGGATGGCAACGATGAACGGCAGATAGTTAGTGTCTTCCCTTTTTCTTGTAGCAATTTTACGATAAACCAGGTCAATACATTGTAAGTTTTGCCAGACCTTGTTCCGCCTTGCATAACAGATATTTTTTTTTGGCTGTTTTGCAGTATCTCGAAAACGATGTTTGTGGTTACGTTCATAGGGCATTAGGAAAAAATTAAAAAATTGGCTTTGGTAAAGCGAAACTAATACTTTTTGGTTTTATAGAGGGTAGGCCCCTAACATAAGTCAGAAATGGCGTTTTTTGACACATATTAAGTTTACCAATAGAAAACTTTACTCCTCGAACTCATCTTGGTCGTTCATATCTAACAACTCTCCTTTGCTATGGTCATATAATGGAATCTCTGGTACCTCGGAAGCCAATGTGGCTGGAACAGTAAAGCTGTTATCTTTCTGAGTATCGAAGTTTATTATATTCTCATCTCCATCGAGCTGCTTCTGCAAGTTAGGTAATTCCGATGGCTTCACTACGTTAACAGTAATCTGCTTCACCACATCTCCTTCATGAGCTACCTCAGTCTTTTCAATGTACCCTCTTCTCTTTCCTTTGGTCTTAAGCAAGAACATAGTAGCCAAAGTATCGCCCTTAGTAATCCTCTCCATCAACTTATGCTCCCCCCAGTCAAGCATAATCTCCTCTGGCTCTATTTCAGCCAAAGCCTTCTTAAACTCAGTATCATTCTTCATCCAATTCTGATACATAGTCCTACTAATCCCACACGCTTGACAAGCAATGGTAATATTTCCAAAATTCTCCCTATAAGCAATGATAAATGCTTCTTTCGTTATGTCCTTAAACTCTGCGTTCATATTATCGGTTTTTGGTTGGCGTTCTAATAGACACAATACTCACTACCTTATCTACCTTGATGTTGTTAAACCCAAGCCAGTTACCACACTTCCTGCACTCATACTGCACCTCCCTAATCTGACTGCTCCAAACATACTCCTCCTGGACAACACCACATTTGCACTTATAGTTTCTCTTTGCACAAGTATCTTTCATAGTTTAAAAATTGTGTGCTTATTTAGTCGATACAAGGTTCTTAATCACCCAACCTTGGCAAAACTTGGTTACGTTTTACAAGAGGCTTTACCAAGTATCATAAGTCAAAGCTACAACTATTATACCAAAACAACAATACAAAAGTTAAAATTGGTGAAAACAATGTTTTATATCAAAAATACGAAGGGCACATCGGTGGTACAACATTGATTACACGAATGAAAGGGGTATGGGGTACATGGGTATAAATTAACATACATAAACGACTGATAATCAAGTATGGAAAAGTCTTATAATTACCATTATGTTAAATAAGGTACTTATTGGGCTGTAATTGGTACTATATTTATACATACAATTTGTTACCCTACCATTTACGGAACATAACAACCGACACACAATTAAGGGCTAACATACTTTGGTAAAGTAGTCCGCATATAATATAATATACATTATTTATTTTAGTATTCATTATATAATATAGTCTATATTATATGTTATATTATATATTATATATATTATATAATGTATGTTATATTATATAATATATCCCTGGACTGTTTACCTGGTCAAATAACTTTACCGCTGGTCTAAATATGGACCGAAATAATTTTAATAATATTTTATATTTTTTATTGTTTTTTAATATTTAGTATTATATTTACGTATTGAATAACCACAAAAAAACACCATGATAAGCATTAAACCATTAGCAAATTTAGCTGAAAGCCTTTACTACCTTGAATTGTACGTTAATGAATACAAAACAATCCCAGGTAAAAAGAGAGCATTAACCAGGACAATTAAGGATATCCAGGAGCAAATTGAATACCTGGAGCCTAAAATTAACGGACCTCGTCCATGTTGGTACCTGGGTGAACGCTGGTTTAAAAGTGACCTATTAAGACTTAAAGCTGAATTGGACCAGGCTATAAACTATAGAAATAATTTAAATAACACTAAATAACACAATCATGCAACACTTATCTAATTTCCTTTTATTGTTTCAATTAGTCCTTTTTATCCTTATACTGGGTAACATGGCTAAATTATTAACAGACTATTTACTAACTAAAATAAAATAACATGAACACACACATTACAATTATCGAATTGGCTTTACTATTTATTGGGTCCGTCCTGGTTTATACCTTAATCAAAACAATATTTCAAGAACTAACTAAATACAAATAGCCATGAGAAACAAAACAAAACAAAATTTCTATCTGTACTATTTACTGGAAAATTCAGATTATAAGTTTCTTTATACGGTCCGCAATTGTAAGAGACCAGAACAGACAAAGGAATATAAAAAATTAAAAGGCTGGTTATATAGGGACGTGGTCCAGTCAATTG